CCGATCGTTTATCGGTGAGCAGCGGCTCACGAAACCTAGATAGACCACCAGAACAACGGTACCCCCCCTTCTCCAATCATAAGACCCTCGCTTTTTTTCTCGCTCTCTAATAATCGTATACGGTCTAGGCAGGTGAACGCAATAAACGCCCTTTATGGCCCGATCATAGAGGAGGCTTTAAAGCAAGCAGACTCACATTTCCTGTGGATATACAGTAGAGTTTGCAGTGGACTCATAAATCCATGAGTTGTTGATGCGCCAACACAAAATTTTGCCACAAAACTGAAAGAGACAGTAAACCTCAGTACCAGCTGTAAACTTGGATGGAGCCAACCTTAAACCAGAAAGAGACTGTAAACCTCAGTGCTAGCTGTATAAATAGCGGTGCAAATAGTGGAGGAGACGAACCTCCCGCACTAAAAAGACCTTTTGATGGTAGTGGTAAAACCATCATTAATGAAAGTACAATGCTAGTTAACCCTGCTCGCGTAATGTATAACTTACAACCAAATTTAGTTGTGCATCCACCCAATGTACAACAACAACCAGTTAACCAAAACCAAAACCAACAACCAATTGTACAACAACCAATAGCACAAGCTAATGTCCCACCACAACCTCAAGCCCAACTTCCAGCCCAAAATGCCCAACCATTGATCCCGGGATACCATTTAGTACCAGTGCCACAGCCAAATGTCGCATTACACAACATCCTAGCACCCACACAAGGACCCCAAGGCTTTCCAAATCAACCACCACCACCAACCGTCGTTCGTACATTCAAACGATCTTGGTTAGAAAGGTTAGGAGAACTTGGTAAAAGAAAATCCAACAAATATCCTCAGGTGAGTGCCATGACTACTGTTGACAATTTGAGTGGTAATGTAAATCGTCTACACAAAACAAAAATTAAGAGCAGATTTTTCTATCGATTAAGGAAAGCAGCAACCAATGATAATGACGAAATAATGGATACAGTACATCATGATCATGACTATACCATGACTTCAAAAACATTCAAGGATATAGTATTGAGAAATAAGTATGATGTATTGTCTAATGTACCAATTGAAGAGGCCGTCACTGCTGTTGCTGAAGATGAAAACATCCCAGAAGATAGAAAGAAAGATTTTGTAGTAGCTTTACAAAGACAGGATCCCAACCATTTGAATAGAGCTGTCGGGCTAGTGAGACTACCAACAACCTCCCACAATGTCACAACAATTACAGATCAAATTGATATAGAATGTGACACCTCTGAGTTAGAGAAAATGAATCAACGCTCCAATGAGATCAAAGCACATACTGTCAACTTTACATTCCCCGTTAAGAGAAAGAAATTGAACAAAAAGAGAATAGACGGGACTAAGACCATTAAAGCCTTTGATCAATTATTGTGGTATTTGAAAACAAAGCATGCTTTTGCAGCTAAGACATTAAGTTTAGTAACAACACTAAGAAATGATGCAAGAGTATGGATGGCCACAAATAATTTTAAAATGGATAATGAGGAGGACTATAACATGATGACCAATGCAGTACTAGCAGCCATGGTCACAGATAATAAGGACTTGCAACTCAGAGAAGTCCTTAAAGTTAGAAAAGAACACAACATTAGACACGTCCATAACAGACTAATGCTAAGAGGTATAATAACAAAGAAGTTCAACCCAAACGTTTTCGGTAGAAAGGTTTGGAGAGGAGCCGACACTTCCTTTTTCAAGAAAACAGCAATATCTCTAGCAAATAATGTTGCCCCATTGTAATGGCGCTACAGAAGTTACTTAGCAACTTGTCGTGATGTTAGAATTGGTAACATACAACGACCGGATGTTAAAGTAAATGTCGACTCTGTTGGCAGCCATAAATTTTCTAAATACTATTCAATATTCCACAGCAACAATTTACCAAAGTGGTTTTATTACAACAAATGTCCTTGCAACGAATATGAAGCCATATTAAAACGACACTGTGTTTCAACATCATGCAACACTACTCATCCACTTTTCCTAAGAGCAAAGGCTGTATCTAATGAGTTAGCGACACTAGTTCGGGAAGATTTACTCGATTATAGGCCATTAACTCATAAAGAGCTTATGGAAGAAACTAGAGCAAAAATTAGGTCTAGATATCATAGAGCCTACCTGACATTAAAATCAGGTAAGAAATGGTTATTCGATAAATCATTGGCAAAAGTTAAGTCTTTTGTTAAGTTTGAGAAAATGTCAATGGAAGCTTATGATGAGAGGAAACCAGCCAGACTTATACAACATAGGTCTTATGAATATCTGTATTTGTTAAAGAAATACATGTTTCCACTCTCAAAAGCTTTAAAGAATTGCACAACCAAATTAGATACTGGACAACCAATCAACACCATTTTTGCATCAGGTTTAAACTCTAAACAGCTTGGTGAGCGCATTCATCAAATGTTTACGCAGTTTCCAAATTGTGTAGCTCTTTGTTTAGATCATAGCAAATGGGATGGTCACTTTAATAAGGAATTGATGGAACTGGCTCATAACTTTTGGAAAACGCTTATCAACCATTTAAAAAGATTCGTTAAAATGGTTATAACGTTATTGGTAATGCAAAAGAAAAACTATGCCACTACCCAACATTTGCTCAATTATATCTTTGATGCAATAAGATGTAGTGGTGAATGGACAACAGCAATTGAAAACTCCAAAGTCAATTACACTATACTCAAGGCAGTCTTCCCATCCGCTTGGATTCTAGTGAATGGGGACGATAGCATCGTCTTTATAGACCGTTCTGAGTTTAACAAATTGAACATCGCTGACATACTCCAAGAGTTTAAGATTTTCGGTCAAGAAACGAAATTAGATAGGGTTGCCACATGCATGGAAGAGATCTCATTTTGTCAATGCTCACCAATAAATTTTGGTGAGTATTACAAGATGGTTAGAGATCCAATAAGAGCAATGTCTAGAGCAGCCTACACATCAATAGAAATGACCAAAGATCTTTTACCTAGGTACTTAAGCGGATTAGGACTCTGTGAGCTCAGTGCAAATTCTGGCGTTCCAATACTACAAAGTTTTGCTCTACACTTGATAACAAAAGGCGATTCTTCATCCCCGACAACAGCCGTTGATAGATACCCCTATGCTTTTGAGGAGGATCTACGAGTTATAGACGTGTCCTATCAAACACGTCACAGTTTTGAATTAGCTTTTGGAATGTCAATTCCAGAACAGTTAGAATACGAACGCATGTTCCAACACAACGTTTCTTCTAGCTATTTAGAAAAATTCAAACATTTTCATCAAGCGGAACGAGTCGGGTGGTGATAAATGTACCCCACATTTATAGTTTTAGCTAAACTTAAAACAAGCGCTTTTCAAAACAAACCACAAACTGAATCGACAATTGTCAATCAAAACCACATCAACCCACAATGCCTAAGAAACAATCTCTTAAGAATGCAACTCCTACTAAACCTCCTAAGAAGACTGCTACACCTGTTCCAAAGAAGAAAGCCCCAACGAAGGTTGTCATGGCACCAACTTCAATTAGCATACGAACTAACAGAAAGAACAACCCAGCCATTTCCAGATCATCTAACGGCAAGATCACAATCACACACAGAGAATACGTTGCTGACATTGCATCCACTACGTCATCGTTCTCGGTCACAAGTTATCCAATCAACCCTGGATTAAATCGAAGCTTTCCCTGGTTATCATCAGTCGCTTCAGCTTTTGAGTCTTATAGATTCCAGCGACTTACCTACGAATATCAACCGCTATGCCCAACGTCAACTGCTGGTAAGTTATTGTTAACAATTGACTACGACGCAGCTGATGTTCCTCCAACCAACAAGGTACAAGCGTCAGCCTACCAAAGTGCCGCAGGATGCTCAGTGTGGGATAAAATACAACATCATAGCAACGCTAGCAATCTACACAAACTAGGTCCAACCAAGTTCACTAGAACGGCTAGCGTCCCAACTAATGCTGACGTTAAAACATACGATGCTGGTAATCTTTATGTCTGCACTTCTAACACTGCAGCCAGCACTACTTCACTGGGTGAACTTTGGGTTAGCTATACTGTTACCCTCACTACTCCACAAATAACTAATGTTGTTGGTGATTTAGTGCAAACTAACCCTATACCCAATGCTCCATCTACTTTCGGTAAGATGAAGTTCCAAGCTGGAGTAGCCAACGTAGTTTGGGAATATGGCTCTATGCTAATGATGGCAATGATAAATATCAGAAACACCTCTACCACTAGAGTGATAACCTTCGGATTAAATCCCAAAATTAGCAACAAGGCTATTGCTAATATATTTAGCACCATAGGTGGTAGCTCTCTTTGCTACAACAGCGCTAATCTATTAGGATTAGCTCCATATAAACTAGCCAATTCTGGTCAAGAAATGTTGTGGGACAATAATGCCTACAACACTTCCAATCAAGAGAGCTTTTGGATTATTCCATCTGCTCCCGGACCAGTCCAACCTTACACCAGTAAATACCCTCCACAATTTATGTACAATATTCCGGTGGCTGGACTTCCAGAAGGCGGGGAGGTTTTATTCGCAGTGAATACCACTGACATAGGACCTTCTTTCCAACTGAGCCCAACCACAGAAGGCGTTCAAACCACAATCACACCAATAGACCCAATCATAATCGAATGGGACAAATTCACTTCGGATTCCAAACAATTAGTACTACAAACCTTTGACACTGTCACTGGTACTAGTACTATTTCTCACATCACAAAAGCCGATGCTGATTTGATCTTCTCTGACTACTCGTTAGTTGATGAAGTGGACCGAATGAGTATAATGTCCAAAGATTCGTCTGTTGGCATCAACAATTGTAAATACAACCTACGTAATAGAACACAATAAACAATAAATTCAAGGTTCGACTACCTTAAAGTCATATATTATAAAACCATAAACATGTTACGGATCGACTTCCCATAAAGTCATATACAAAAGTTGTTCGGGTAAAGAGTTCTCGTGAGGATAGGGGTATCCAAGTACCGAGACGCCAAAGAACAACAAACAAAAACAGGCCGGATACACATAAATACTTACTACAAATACAATCATTGGTGATGGATAAGACAGGAATAAATAATTGGGGTCCTGATCGACGCGA